TGCAATCTTCCACGGATCTTCAAGCCCCTTAAAAATTTCTAGCAGAAATGTTGAAGTTTTAGAACAGCTCTTAAATCCTTAAAAATTTCTCGCAGAAATTCTGCAGTTTTGGAAAGGTCTATAAAGTAGTAACATTGTAATTACTGTGTAGGTACAGAAAGCCCCCTTTAAAGATCTTTTAAAAGCCTATTAAAGATAATATAACAATAACTACTATTATAACCATATTACTACTGTCGTAGAAGTATTCTACTAACAATCTCTTAACAGTCTCTTAAAGCCCCCTTTAGAGATACTATAACAGCTGTTACAGTCTTAAAAGATACTTAAGAGATAATATTTAATATATTATTCTTGTGTTATTTATTATGCCCTTTAATAACCTTTTAATAACCTTTAAAGATAATTACTATTTATATTCTCTTAATAACCTTTAACAACTATAATAACTGTTAACATGTTTGTAAGTATTACTAAAGACTGTTATAGTCCCTAAAAGAAATAATATATAAATATATTACAAAGAAAAGGGTACTTAAAAGTCTCTCTTGTGTGTTTTTTACTTGACATTTGTGTTTTTATGTGTTATACTGTTACCAAAAGAAGTTCTTGGAGACCTTAAATGACACTTGAAGAGAAGCTAGAGAAGATTAAGAAACACTTTAAAGATACTCAACCACGTACATTTGGTGTGTTATTTGGTGTTAGAAGCCACCCAGAGTATGACAAATACATCATCTTTAACACCACTAATGAAGACACAGACACAACTTTTTCAATTCGTAAGCTGTATATGTGTTTCTTAGAAGATCCCACTGAGGTTGCATTTACTGATGCTGTGTTAAATGGTCGTTACGACTTCTTAGAGACCTTTAAAACTTCAATTACCTTTAGAGATTTCTACAAAAGTGTAAGAGCTGAAGCTGAACAGAGAAGAATTGCTAGCAACATTAAAGAAATTGTTAAAATCTCTAAGGATGAAAACAACAAACAACGCTTAGATGCTCTAAAATACCTCACTAACAACACTTTTACAGCTGTTGAAGGGGAAGTGAAGCGTGGAAGGCCCTCTAAAGCAGAGAAAGAGGGGGCAATAAAGCTCGCTCTTAAGGAAATGAGTGAAGATGAACAAGACCTTGCAAGACTCCTCCAGTAATGAGAGAGACATCAAGAAGCAAGTTAAGGAACTTTGTGAAGCTGACCTTGTAAATTACATTAAAACAGTTGCTCCTTATGCTGTAATGGGTAAAGTTCATGAAGAGGTGTGTGATTTCTTAACAGAAAAGGAAAGTAAGAAGCTGTATAAGTTAGTCCTAATGCCTCGAGGACACCGTAAGAGTTTCTTATTAGGGATGTTTACAGCTAGAGAGATAGCCTTAAACCCTGCTATCACTATCTTGTACATCTCAGCCACTTCAGAGTTAGCTGAAGCTCAGTTAAGGATCATTAAACAGACCTTAGAGAGCCCTAAGCACATGAAGTACTGGCCTACGTTGATAGAAGCTGAAGAAGGTAAAAGAGAGAAGTGGACAAACTCTGAGATAAATGTTGACCACCCTGCTAGAAAGACACAAGGTATCCGTGACTGTACTCTTAAGGCTGCTGGCTTGACTACTAACATTACAGGCTTACACGTTGACCTTATCATCTTAGACGACCTTGTAGTGCCTGATAACAACAATGCTCAAGGTAGAAGGACTGTGTTAGAGCGTTATAGTCAGCTACAGAGTATTCTTAATCCCGGTGGAAGAATTGTAGCAGCTGGTACGAGATATGACCCTAAAGACATCTATGGAACTCTAATGGCCACTAAAGAGGAGATCTACAACAGAGATGGAGAGTTCATTGGAGAAAGAGATCAGTGGGCAGTGTTTCAGAGAGTAGTAGAGACTGATGGAGAGTTCTTATGGCCTCGTACAAGACGTTCTGATGGCAAGTGGTTTGGGTTTGATATGAAGGAGCTTGCAAGGATTAAAGCAGGCTATGAAGATAAGGTTCAGTTCTATGCACAGTACTATAACAACCCTAACCAAGTTGGTGTAGCTCCTATTAGTGAAGACATGTTCCTCTACTACGACCCTCAGAAGCTCTCTTGCCATGGTGGTGTGTGGTACTACAACGGAGACCTGTTGAATGTTTATGGAGCTTTTGACTTTGCTTACTCCCTTAAGGATAGTGCTGACTGGTCTGTAATAGCTGCAGTAGGTGTAGATGGAAACAGTAACTACTACGTGTTAGGCTTAGACAGATTTAAGACAGACAAAGTTAACGAGTACTTTAGGCACCTGATAGATATGCACAACAAATGGAACTTTAAGAAGGTTCGTTTAGAGGCATCAGGGGCCCAGCAAGTGATTATTAAAGAGCTTAAGAGAACTCTACAAGATGATGGTGTTAGAATGCACATTGAGGAGTATAAGCCCTTTAAAGATAAGTTTGAGCGTATTAGTGCTGTGTTAAGACCTAAGTATGAAGACCACAGAGTTTACCACTACAAAGGAGGCAACTGTGAGCTTCTGGAGAATGAATTAGTACAGGTAAGGCCTGAACACGATGATATTAAGAATGCTGTAGCAGATGCCATGGATATTGCAGTGGCTCCTACAGCTACAGCGTATAAGAAGAACGTACAAAGTTTTGTTAAAAGATTAGGAAGATTTGGAGGAACCTGCGTATGCCGTTAAAGACTTTTGATATTCAAACGTACATTGGTGATAATGCTGATCCACTCTCAAGAGCTATCTCTGAGAAGTATCAGTACTGGTTAAATGCTAAACAAGGCTGGGAAGCTAACTACAGAGCTGGCTTACAGTACCTGTTTGCAACTGATACAAGGGACATCACTGACCTTCAAGGCTCCCCTTACAGTGCCTCTACACACATTCCTAAACTGACACAAGTAAGAGACATTGTTACAACTTACTACTTAGAGTCTCTGTTCTCTTTAGCAGACTATGTGAAGTGGCAAGGAATGACCTTAGACGACTTAACAATTAAGAAAGCTAACACCATCGAAGACTTTGTTAAACAGATGTTGGATGATGGCAACTTTAAAGAGACTGTGTCTAAGCTTGTAGAAGACTACTTTGATGCTGGTAATGCTTTTGCAATGCCTGTATGGAGAGTTGATAAGAATGACCAAGGAACTTATTGGGAAGGTGTTGTAGCTCAACGTATCGACCCCTTAGACATTGTGTTTGACCCTGTAGTAGGAAACTTTAAAGATACTCCTAAGATCATTCGTACTGTGCTCTCAATGGGTGACTTAAAGGTTCTTGCAGAAGCTGGTGATGATACTATGAAGCAAGCCTTTGAGAAGATGAGAAAGCAACGTGAAGAGATCCGTGCTATCTTTACAAATGGTGATGAGATTATTAACGATGAATTAGCTATTGCAGGCTTCTCAAGTTTATCAGAGTACTACAGATCAGATACTGTAGAAGTCTTAACATTCATCGGTACACTTTACGAATGCGACACAGATACCTTGCATAAAGATAAAAAGATTACTATTGTTGACCGCAGCATTCTCTTAAAAGAAGAAGACATGGAAGGGATCTGCAACAACAACTACATCTTTAAAGCAGGTTGGAGAGATCGTAAGAATGTGTTGTGGTCAATGAGCCCTATTGAGAACCTTTTAGGGATGCAGTATCGTATAGACTTCTTAGAGAACAAGAAAGCAGATGTGTACGATTATGTTGCTAACCCTGTCATTGTTAAACGTGGTGAAGTGTCATATCCTGAAGTAATCTCTCCTGGGGCTGAAATAGACTGTGATAAGGACTCTGATGTACATTACTTAGTCCCTGACACAACAATCTTAAGCTCAGACAACCAAGTAGCAATTTATGAGAACCGCATTGAGCTGTTTGCAGGGGCTCCAAGAGAAGCTGCAGGTTTCAGAACTCCTGGTGAAAAGACTGCATTTGAATATGCACAACTGATGAATGCTTCTTCACGTATCTTTAACAGGAAGATCCAGAAGTTTGAACATGAAATATTTGAGCCTCTTATCAATGCCTGCTTCCAGTTGTATCTGAAACGTAAAGCAGGTCAACAGGTTGCTATCAGAACTTGGAACTATGAGAAAGACATTCCAGATGTTGTTACAGTTAACATTGATGAGCTTAGAGGTCAAGGCTCCTTAAAAGCTGTAGGAACTACTTACTACTCTGATAAAGCTCAAGTTGCACAGAACTTACAAATGCTAAGCCAGAACCCTTTGTTTACTGATGAAGCTGTTAGAGCTAACTTCAGTCCTACAATGCTTGGCAGAGTGTTTGCTAATGTTACTGGCTTAGATAAATTTAATGATCTCTTCAGAAAGAACTCAAGACTGTTTGAAACAGCTGACCAACAAATCCTTGTGTCTCGTTTAATGCAACAGGTTGATGAAGTAAATGCTGAGGGTGTTATGAAGACACAGCAGATGGCTCAAGAAGCTGGTTTAGATCTGCAAGCGGAGGCTCCTGTAAATGGCTAATGCTTTGTTACTGAATGGTCTTAAAGGAGCTGAAAGAGAAATGATGCAGAACCAAATAACTGCATCTCAGCCCCTCTTAAAGAGACTTGAAGAGATGATTACAAAAGAATTAAAGTCTGAAACAGAACCGGACTTTGATAATCCTTCATGGGCCTATAAAGAAGCTTTCAATATAGGCTACAAAAAAGGATTGACAAGAGTTCTGAAATATGTTATAATTAACGGTGTATAGGAGAACTATATGGATAACACAGATACAACAGCGACTACTGGCGGATCTGTAGCAGTAGAGGGGAATACAGCTACCACGACCACTATCGAGAGTACGCAAGAGCCCTTCATAGTTGGAGAAACTTCTGTTTATAAAGACGTTGCCTCTTTGTATAAGGGTGCTATCGAAAAGGAGAAGGTTATCGGAGAACTTAAAAGTGAAAACAAAGAGCTGCGAGAAGCCTTATCACGTGTTCAAAACATCAATAACTTTAAAGAGGAGTTTTTAAAAATGACAGAAGCAAACATTTCTAATAATGGGACAGAGAATACTAGCTCTATTTCTGAGGAAAAGATCCAAGAAATCGCCTTGCAAGCGATGTTAAAAAATCAGCAAGAAGCTAAAGAAGCCTCTAACGTTGCACAAGCTATGCAAGCAGTTGAAGCAGCATTTGGTGGAGAAGCTGAAAATAAAATTGAGATGAAGTCTAAAGAGTTGGGGATGTCCAAAGAGGCTTTGAAAGAATTGGCTAAATCTAGTCCACAAGCTTTCACATCCTTGATGGGTGTTGAGGCCCCTAAACAAGTTAGCTTTGATGACTTAGCTAAGTTCAACAGAACGGTAGCTCAAACACAAGCTCCTGCAGCTCCTAGTGAATTGCAAAAGCTGAAAGAGAACCCTCGGTTGTACCAAGACAGTAAGTACATGGGCGACCTGTTTAAGAAAGCTTACAACGATCCTTCAATTTTAAAAGACTTCGAATGGAAACTTTAAAATAAAAGGAAATAACTAAAATGGATTTAAACGGTATAAATACTCAAAATAACTCCGCAGCAATCCGAGCAACTATTTACTCTGGTGTTTTGCGGACTCAATTGGAACCGGAATTGATTGCCATGAACTATGTAGATGTCATTCGTGACTTCCCTGATGGTGATAAATGGCAAGATGTTGAAATCGGTTCTGCAACTATTCATGATTATGTCGAAGGAACTGATGTAACCTTTGATGGTTTGGCAATCGGTACTCGTGACTTTGAAATCAATCGTTACTTGTATTCTGGCCACTTCATCACAGAAAAGTTCTCGCAAGATGCTTACTTGGCTGCTCAAATCGCTGCTAAGATCCCTGCGATCGAATCTCGTGCAATCATGGCTAAATTGGAAAAAGACATCTTCGCTTTGGAAGCAGAATGTCAAACTCCGAGCGATGACAATGATGTTGATGGATATCGTCATCGTTTCGTTGCTGGTTATGTAGATGGCAGCACTGGAGATGTCCCGGGTACAATTACTCCTGCTGATATCTCTTATGGTGTCGCTGCATTGGATGCTTTGTTGTACACAGGCCCGAAGGTAATGATTGTCCCGTCTTTCCAACAACACTTGATTGGAACTTTTGGCGACTTGGCAAAATTGTCCTTCAACCCGAAATGGGAAGGTATTGTTCGTGAAGGTGCTGTTTCTGGCATTCACTTTGCTTTCAGTATCTATGGCGTTGACGTTTATGTTTCTAACTTCTTGCCGAAAGTTGCTTCAGAAACTATCGAAATGTCAGAAGGCTCAGCAACGAAGACTGTTGCAGATGGTGCAGTAGCTTTGATGTTTGCTAATATTCCTGATCGTAGACCGTTCCGTATGGCTTGGCGTATGATGCCGAAGTTCGAAGGACGTTGGGTAATGGAAAAGAGACGTGAAGAATACTTGACAGTTGGCCGTTATGGTGTTGGTGCAGGTGATACTAAGAACTTAATTGGTATCGTTTGCAAATCTACTCCGGCTACGACAGTTTCTTAATATTTGTGAAAGGAGAATACAAATATGTCAAAATATGTTTCTGATTTCGGTGTAGGTATCTTTATCGGTACAGATGAAGTTATCAACAAAAACAAATCTTCTTCATTGTTAACGTATGGTGCAGTCTCTCAATTGATTGTCCCTGTACAAGTTGTTGAAGGTGATTTGGCTCCTTGTGCTAATGGTGCTGATGATGTTGTATTCGGCCGTGGTATTGCTAAAATCCCAGCTGGTGCAGTCATTAAAGCTTGCTACTTAGTCATTCGTGGAGCTGCTGCTGCTTCTTCAACAATCGATGTTGGTACTTATAAAAAAGATGGTACTGCTATCGATGCTGATGGTTTATTAGACGGTGCTGCTACAGATGCAGAAGGCTTGGTAGATACGACAGCTGGTGCCTTAGTTGGTACTAAAGTTGCTGTTGATAGCTACATTGGTGTAACTGGTACTGCTTCAGATTTTGCTGATGCTGATATCGACATCGTTGTAGAATTTATCTAAGACTACAGGAGAGCTCTGACAATGTTGGGGCTCTCCACGATCTTTTAAAGAGGTTTAAAATGGCTACTTCAAACGTTATTGCTCACAAGAATTTAACAGATCCTCAACTGCATGAACCTAAAGGTGTGTATGCAGCTAATGAAGGAACTGTGTACATTGCTAATGGTGCTGGTTCAGGTGCCTGGCAAGCTTTACCTTTCTCAGATTTAAACTACTCTGCACAAGCTGTAACAGCTTACTCTTATGCTTTAATTGATATTGACACATCCACAGACAATCCTGATTATGTTCCTGATGTAGACTTTTCAGTGTTAACTCCTATTGCTAATGAAACAGTTTCTGATGCTAGCTCCTTTGAAGGATGCAATAAGAACGTTAAAGAAGTTGGCTTAGAAGTGTCACAATTACGTGCAGATTTTAAGAAAGCAGTTGCAAACATGGACAGCTTAAAAGGTGCTTTCGATGAGCTGAGAACTAACTTAATCTCTTCAGGAATTATTATAGCTCCTACTCCATAGACTTATAAAGGGGAATACAATGGCTTCTAAAACAAAACTCAATAAACTGATACAGCTCTCTAATAATGAAGAGGCTGCTATAGCTGCTATAAACAAGAATGTTGATATCTTAAATGATGTCATTAACGACTATGTCTCAAGAACTGGAAGAGTTGCTACACAAATGCTTACAACTCTTGATATGGGCTCCAAGAGAATTATCAACGTTGGAACTCCTGTAGATGATTTAGATGTAGTACGTTATAAGGATGTTAAAGATGCTATCGAACAATTACAGAGAGTTGAAGAGTATACTCAAGAAGCTATTAACGCAGCTACTCGTGCACAATCTTCTGCTACTGATGCTCATAATTCTGCTGTTTCTGCTTCTAACTCAGAAGCTGCTGTAGGACTGATGTATCAAACTCTTTTAGAGAACCCTGCAATTAGTTTCTTATACACTCACTGGAGCATTGTTAACAGTATCTACACAAACTTCTCAGTGCTTCAAGCAATATATGATGACTTAACTGCTATTAACGCTGTTTACAATGACTTAACAGCTATTGATGCAGTGTATGCAGACTTAGCTACGATTGATGCAGTATACGCAGACTTAAGCAATATTGATTATGTTGCTGCTAACCTTGATAAGCTTGTATGGAACCTTTCAACAGAAACTAATGCTTTAACAATCTTTGGTACTCCTACAACTTATACAGGTAACATTAACATTGGTCTTCAAACAGAGGCTAGTGACTATGCTTGCGTTGCTATTGGTCCTGTTGCTAAGGCTACTGGAGGCTACAACGTTGCTTTAGGTTCTTATTCGACTGCTTCAGGAAACCATGCACTTGCTATTGGTGCTGGAATGAATGCTAACAGTGGTGCTAGAGCTACTGGAGATTATAGTATCCAGCTTGGAAATGGTTTAAACAGTACTGCTAACACTTTCTCAGTGGGTTTAAGTTCAAGCAACAATTATCAGCTCTTAAAGAGCGATGGTGCTATTCCTTTTGACAGACTTAAAGAGATTATGATAGAGGGCTTATCAGCACCTTCTACAGCTACAGTAGGCTTTGTAAGTCAACTTTACAGAAACACTAATACGGGCAAGATTTATGTCTGTGTAGGTGCTTCTGGGGGTGTTTATACTTGGCAAGAAGTTGGAACAGGTGGTGGTGGAGGCGGTGGTGGCACTGCTGAAGCTTACGACTGCCCTGCAATAACATCTGTTGGAGGTGTTTGTACGTGGACAATCAGTCACACAATGGACTCCAGAGATATTCAGGTATCTGTTTATGATACTACAAACTATACAGATGCTCAATGTAATATCACTAGACCCACAGCAAATTCTGTTGTTGTGACTTTTCTCTCCTCTTCTGATATTACAGCAGGGGCTTATAGAGTAGTTCTGTTAGCTTCTTCAGCTTATGGATTAGCTCCACCAGCCATTAAAGATTGCTCTGATGTATTGTTGACAAGTGTTGCTAATGGTGACCTTTTAAAATACGACAGCTCTGCACAGAAATGGAAGAATACAAAGTCTTTAGGAGATGTTACTCTTGGAACTGTTACAGCTACTTCTTTAACTTCTTCAACATCTTCTTTAGGTGCTGCTACAGCTGCTACACCAACAGCATCAGACAACTCTACAAAGGTTGCTACAACAGCTTATGTCCAAAGCAGGGTTTGCACAACAAAAGCCACAACAACATCAACTGCTTCAGCTAATGCTCCTGCTTATGTTGTAGAAAACTATAAGAATGACACAGAATGGTATAGAGTGTGGTCTGATGGCTGGATTGAACAAGGTGGATATATTTCTTCAAACACAACTATAACATACTTAAAACCTTTCTCTGACACAAACTATAGCATAAGACTTACAGACAAAACTTATACAGTAAATGGAAATCAAAAGACAACAATAGCATCTTATTCTTCAACACAACTTGTATTATCTTCACAAAATCAAACAGGTTGCTGGTGGAGTTGTTGCGGATATTAGAAAGGAGCAAAAATGGCTGAAGAATTTTATATTGGAGAAGTTTTTGAAGGTGTTTATCCACCAGAAGCTGCTATATGGTGCAATGAAAACAATGCGACTATTGTAATCAACCAAGACAACAAATACGAGATTGTCGAAGTTCCAGAACACATAGAAACTTTAGAAGAAAAGCTCATAAGACTTGAAACGGAATACCAAATGCCTAGGTATGTTCGTGAGGGTATTTTAGCTGTTGGAAGTCCTTATAGTGATTTTGCAAAGGCTCGTGCACAAGAACTTGAAGATATAGCAGAACAAATTAGAAGGGGGTCATAATGGCAGACTTAAATTCACCTATAACAACTAATGATATAATTCAAAAAGTAAATGAGAGTGCTTTACCAGACCAAACAGGGCATACTGGTGATTTCTTAAAGAGTGGTTCTGATGGTCTTGAATGGGACTCTGTAGATGCTCTCCCATCTCAAACGGGTCAGTCAGGAAAGTTCTTAACAACAGATGGAACAGATCTTAGTTGGAATTTGGACCTTGTAGAAAAGCTCTCCACAATACCTGTGACACCAGATGGAAGTGATGTTGGTCGAGTGGTTATGTACACAGGGGAAAACACCGCTAGCTATGAACACGGATATGTTTATGAATGTAAACAAGCTGAACCAGTCTATACAGCATCGATTACTTTCAGTCCGGATAAATACGACCATGATGATAGCGTTTGCGACTTGATGGACTTTTTGCAAATGTTTACACCGGATTATTTAGATGCGGCTAGTGGTACTATTCAATTCCACGAGGGAAACGAGGATGAAGAGGATTGGGAAGAAAATGAATACATATTTACCTGTAAGGATGCTGACAATAATACCTTATTTAGTGAAGCTTTTGCTGAATCCGAGTTTTATGACAGCTACGGTTTTTCTCCAAGAACAACGTTGACAGATGGCGAGGTTGTCAATTTCACAATCACAATTGAAGAAGATGATGAGAACTATTATTGGGAAAGAATTGATGTACAGCCTGCACCGGTTGTTTCTGACACCTTAGCAAGCTTAACAGACACTAGCATACAAGACCCGCAAGACAGTGATATTTTAAGATACAACTATGACGACCAAAAGTGGGAAAACAGACCGTTGTCGTCTATTTTTGGGCATACAATCATAACGTTAGATGCTAATGCTTGGGATGGGAACAACGAGCAATCTATTTATGTTCCTGAAATGACAGGTGCGAGTATTGTTTGGGTAAGCCCTGATTTAGGTTCGACTGAGGACTATGCAGCGGCAGGGGTTCAATGTTCAGGTCAAAGCATAGAAGAATTGACGTTTCTTTGCGATACAGTCCCTGCAAACAATATAGATGTACAAGTGGTATTTACAAAAGGTTAAGGAGAAAGAATATGCCGATAATCAATTCAGTTATTAAAGGTGCTGGTGGTGGGCAGACTGTAACGTGTTTAGACAGGTCTGCTGGTAGTGCTGTTGATGATAAGGTTCTGATAAATCCCTATAGTGAAGACCCAGTAGGAAGCATGATACCTTCTGACATAAATGTAAGTTCTTGGACATATTATAGAGAGGCATCTGCTTCTTCATCAACAACAAACGCAGGTAGCTTATATAATACTTATTTTTCTGCTACGAACACTCTTTATGGTGGAAGAGATGCTTACAGAGAGGTTCAATCTAATGTGCCACAAGTCCCTTGGATAACCTATGATGACGAAACAGGTCAATTTACATCAAATAAGACAGCTTTTCCAATAGCTGCACAAGGGACTGGTTCCTATTATAAAATACAATCAAACGGGTTTTATAATATAAGTCTTTACTTTGTAAGCAGCACAAATATAGGGATGACCTATTATAACACTGTAACAGAACAATATGTGTTTGCGAATGTTACTACTGATGTAAACGTTAGTACTACATCAAGTGTTGGAGCTTGTTGGAGTTATGATGGTAAGTATCTATTCTTATACCACCCAAATGCAACAGGGACTACAAATAGATTCGATGTGTTTCAAGTAAACAAAGATAACTCAACTGGAGAAATAACCTTAACTTTGGTTGTTTCTGATGATGGGACGGTTATTACTGAAACACCAAGCTCAACCAATTATTTGCTTTCTTCAATAGATGATTATAGTTTTATTGTAAGTGCAGGAAGTTGGGGTTCAAATTTAGGAAGCTCTACAACAAGAAAGATATACCAATTTGACCCAGCCACATCTACAATATCATTAAAAAGGTCTTTTACAGGTTCCGACACCAGTAATCATGACATATCGTTATTAGCGGATAGCTGGTTTGTTGGAAGAAACTTAAGCACAGCTCCATATCTATGTTGCTACAAATGGAATGGTTCATCTTATGTTTATGATACAGACATAGGAGATATTGGAAATTATGTTGGTGCCGGTACTTCTACTTTTTATAGCTATATGTTCTATGTAGGCAGACAGTTTGGATGTACAAAGATATTTAGCAATCGTAAACTGTGCGATTTTGGTGCTCAACTACCATCTAGTACTCAAAAACCAACATTCTTGTATATAGACAACCCAAGCAATCCATCATCTATAACAATTCTACAAGATGACAGGCTAACTTTAACAGCTATACCATTCAAAGATATGATAGAAAACAACGGTAGAATTATATTTAAGAATGGTGCGTTTGTTAATGATACATTCCCATATTTACTGCCAGATTTAAACCAATTTATTAGGTCGTATATTGTAGATGAATATAATAATAGGCTTATTATGGTATATCAGGCTGGTACTCTATATTATTTTAATATGGGTGAGAAATCATACTACAAATCTGTTGCCCCCTCATCATATACAACTTATACACCTTTTAATTTTATGAATAAAGGGGCAAACACTATTTTGGGGGTCTATGGAAGTGGTACTTCTTATGCTTTTTGTGGTAACAACAGCACTTCTTATTCGTGGAAATTTTTCTTATCCTCTGCAAATGATATTTATAATTTATCACCAGAGAGTGGATATTCTTCCATGGTTTGGCAAGCTATTTTTACAGATGATTTGCTTATATATGCTTATCCTTATAATACTAATGCGTATAAGACAACTCTGTGTAAAACAAATAATTTTGGAATAACAGACCCAATTACAATAGTACTGCAAAGTGGTTCTGGAGAAAGCAGCTATACTCAGCCATATTGCTTGCCGAATAGCGATGAAACGAAACTATATAAAATCCCAGCATTAGGTAGTTCTTCTTCAGTAACAGTGAGTGTTGGAACTATAGCAAACGATTATTCAAGTGTTTCTTGGGACTCCACAGAAACTTGGACATTAACTGACACCGCCAAGAATTTCTTTTATAACTATATAAGATATAAAAGTAACTTCCAGTTGAAAGATAACACAAAAGTATTTGTATCTAGAGCAGGGTACGTTGTTATGGATGATGTAAACAAAACACTAACAGGTTATTCATTTCCTTCGACAGTAACAGACCAAATTGGTGCAGATACCATAAAAGATATACAAGTTTTCTACGACCACAAAATATCGTTTGTGACACAAAGAGGAAACTACTTATTTAGTTATACGGATGGAGACCTATCAACTTTGACGTTTGAAAGTTTATTGCCAAACAAATCCTATGGTTTCTACGAATCGGGTATTGTTAGTGGTTATTTTGCAGACTTTCAGTCACCGGGACCTTATTACAGTGTTTATAGAACTTATGCTGTGGAAGCAATAGCGACACAAGGACTTTCTTGGTATCAACAAATCTATAAGTTGTCGTTTAATAATAATGAACGTGTAGCTTATAATAAAGGAGCAACTTCTCTTTATACACCAGATTCCATTACAGGCAAGGTAAAGTCTTTGGACAACGTAAACAACACTCTAACAGCTGAAGTGGTACTATGAAGCAACAACTGACGCATACACAGAAGCAGTACTTAAAATGGTGGAAGTATAATAGAAACTGCAAAGATATTAACAAAAGGAACTTTATATTCAAACAGCTGTTAATACTCAATGCAAGGCTTGGAGAGAAGCAACGTGAAACATAGTCGGAAGTTCTTTCAAGAGGAGTTTAAAAAATACTTAAGGCTACTTTTGAAAGAAACCGATTATGAAAGAAGGGACTATTTACAGCACCAGTTAAGAACCCTAATGAAGCTTATAAGGGAAAGACAGAGAGAAGGATGAGGAAGAAGATTGCAGTTTGGAAAGGGAGAATAAAGAGGGGTGTTTATCCAACTTGTATACTCTGTGGAAAGCCTATAACTAACGTAAAAGAACTTACTACAGAGCATCTTCTTCCAAAGTCTAGAGGAGGTTCTTTAGAGGACTATAACATATATCCCTCTCACGCTTCTTGTAACTTTGAGAAAGGTAACATGACTTTAGCAGAGTGGGTAAAGTATTTAAGGGAGAAAGAAAAATGCCGTTAAAGAAAGGATCGTCAAAGAAGACTGTGTCAGCTAACATTAGAGAACTTATGAGTACTGGAAAGTATCCTCAGAAGCAAGCTGTAGCAATCGCCCTGTCACAAGCTCGTAAAAGCCGTAAGAAGAAAAAGCTTGACAGGAAGAAATAAAAAGTGTATAATAACAACGTAAGAAGGATGAGAACAATTGATTACAACTGCAAACACTACTAAGGACACTGCTATAGTTGCTTCAGGCTTTGGTACACAACTGTATCTGTGGCTTGAAAAGGCTAACTTAATACTTTCAGTAGGGGTTGGTGTGTTTACTTTTGTATACTCTGCATTACGTTTGTGGGATTATCTTAAACAAAGGAGAAAGAAATGATTGAGACTATCTTAGAATTTATTGCTAAATACCCTGTAGGAGCTGTCTGCATTGTTGTAGCCTCCAGTATTTTGTTATTCATTGCAGCTTTTAAAGGTGTTGCTTTTATGATTGCTAAAGCTACTAAAACAGACAAAGATGATAAGTTTGTAGAAGCAATGTATAAAGCTATTGAAGAACATAAAGACTCTGTTGAAGCATTGCACAAAGTGGCTAAGAAGATACAAGAAGAATGCAAGAAGTAGTCTTATTAATTCTTTTGTGTGTGTTTAGCTTCTTAGCAGGAAAGCTTTCAGTAGAGAAGAAAGAGCTTGACAAGGAGATTGAAAAGTATGTTAAAGGGGCTGCTGCTGGTGATGCTGCTGTTAAAGCTTACAGGATGCGTAAACGTTGAGAGTGTTCCTTGTGCCCTCTTAAAATGCACTGACTTTAGCTGTGAAGAAGATGCTTACAACAATGGAGTTATTAAAGAGATTTGTAGAAAGGACTGTAGAGTAGAATGAGTAAACCAACCTTATTAGATTTGACACAACGTGTAGCAGTGTTCTGTAATGCAGGCTCTGTTAACAGTATCAATGACACCAGAGAATCCTTACAGATTGCTACGATTATTAAGGAAACCTTTGAAGACCTTGTAATGCGTAGTGAGATAAGGACTACTCAAACACTCTTACAGTTGCAATCAATATCTACTGAAGAGAGACCTACTCATCTTCTTATGCAGCCAGAAGTGCTTACTGTAGACTTACTCAAGTACAAAGACCCTAGAGGAACTCTGTTAGACTTGCAGTATAAACCTGCTGTAGACTTTGTTGAGGACAGCTTACACTTAGACCCTACTCAGCCTAATGTAAAGACTGTTGAAGACTTCACAGGGATTTTGTTTAATGTTAAGACTGATAAGAACCCTCAGTATTGGACAATCTTTGAGAATGGCTCTGAAGAGTATGTTGTGTTAGATTCCTTTAACAGTGAATTTGAAGACACTATTCAAGGAGTGCATGTAGTAGCTTATGGAAAGATTATGCCTGAGTTCCTTTTAGAGGATGGCTTCATTCCCCCTTTAAGTACTCAGCAATTTCCTGTATTACTCTCAAGAGCTAAGGTTGCAGCTGCTAAAGAACTTAAGAACCAAGAGAATGGTATTGAGTATGACAAAGCTCGTAAACAATTTGTTCAAGTCACTCAACAAAATCGTTCACAGTTTAGAGGAAGCACTACATGGAACAACAGACAGATGACTGGGAGACGTTATCATTTCTAGACCAGACTGCTAAGGTTAAGTTCTTCAGAGGCTGCTACAGCTGTGATGGTGTTAAGGGAAGCTACAGTACGTTAGAGAACCTTAAGGAAGCTTGGGTAAAGAAGCTTAAAGAGGATAAGAAGAGAGAGCTACACAGACTTGCATTAGCACTGAAGAGAACTAAAAGAAAGACTGGTGGAAGAATTAGTTACGGTTCAAAAAGAAACTATTTAAAGAGAGAGCAAGAGAGATGGCAGATAACAAAGCTTGGCAGGTAATTCAAACAGCACCCTTTATAGGTGGCTTAAACACTGAGGTTAACGATCTTCAGGATGCTACTCAATACACCTCTGATGAATTGAATATGGTCATTAAGAACAATGGTACAAGAGCTAGAAGGCTTGGTGTAGACTACGAAGAGGGCTACAAATTATCTCCTAACGCTATTGTAACTCCTGCTGAAGATACTGCTTTCAGTACTTTTAACTGGACTGACATCAGTGAAGATAAGAATATTGCTTACATTGTTGTACAAGCTGGTGGAATGATTTACTTCTATGAAGACAGAGGAGCTCCTTTCTCAAAGTACCCAGCAGAAGATGAAGACAGTGAAGAAATATTTGCGATAGACCTTTCTACATTCTCTCTTAACAATGAGTATGATTACACTAAAGAACCTGTAAGTTTTGCTAATGCTTACGGAGGTCTTTTTGTGTGTTCTAAAGCTATTAATCCTTTTTATATTACAAAACTTTCTAAACCTGAAGAAGGAGATCCTCCAGGATTGGTAGCAGAAGCTGTGTTAGATATCTCTGCAATGTCTGTAAAAAGGTGTATAAGAGAAATTCAAAGTGAGAAAAGGTTCTTTATAAATGGTATTGAAGTAGGCACCTCTCATGTTCTCTGGACACCACCAGATCTTAGAGATTACTATTTGTATGCTCAGTTAAAACCTTACGATCCTGCTAACTATGGTAAAGATGACTTTGGAGTTACTATTACAGGTGGTATTGTAAGCACTAGAGATGGTTTAGCTGCTCGTATGAGAACTGCTAACTATTATGCAAGATGGTGGAATAGTCTTGACCCAGCTTATACTAGAGGAATTGTTGCTACTGCTTTAACACCTTATGCTGGAGATTATGTTACACCAGAAGAAGCTGCAACAATAGGTGAAGGTCCTTACGCAGGCCCTAGAGAGTTCTTAAAGTTTACATGTCCAGCTGGACCAGCTTATTCAGGTCTTGAAATAAAAATGTTAGCAAAATGCTGGATGACTGATAAAGCTTCTAGACACACCTATGCAACTGGATATGAAAGGACTTGCATAACTTCTGAGTATATCGCTCCAACAGTAAGAAGAGTTCTTGATATACGTATAAGAGACTTTGAAGGTATACCAGATATGTATGCTCCAGGAGTAGACTTAAGAGAAGGTGGAGGTGTTACTGTACGACCAGAGCTTCCTTCAAACTCTGCAAGCTGGACAGAAGATATGAAGAATTTTGTAACAGCTCATACTTACAATTTATGGAATCAAGGTTGGGATCAAACTGAAATAGATGCTTATGTTACTTCAACAGTTCATGATAAAGAGGGTGTTAACTACTCTTGGTGGCCTTCTCTAAACTACCAATGGTTCCTTTCAAAAGATTCTGCAACACAACAGTTTAGACCTGCAGGACTTGAAGAGATAGCTTTTGGAAGTACTAGAGCTCCTACTGGTAGAGGCATTGTAAGTTATCTTGAACAAGACAGAAGCTTAATATCAGGTATCCCTACAGACCCTACTGCAGAAAAGATTGCAAAAACCTATCCAAGAACTCCTTACTTTGTTGATATTATAGCTTATGCAGGGCGTATTTGGTACCTCTCAGGAGATACTATACTGTACTCTCAAGTGCTCTTAGACGATATTACAAAGGCTGATAAGTGCTATCAAGAAGCTGATCCTACATCAGAGACTATATCAGACTTAGTAGACACTGATGGAGGAATGATACAAATTCCTGAGCTTGGTGATGGTATTAAGTTCTGCATTGTTGGAGCTGCTTTAGTAGTTGTAGGTACAAAGTCTATTCAATTAATCTCTGGTGGTGAGAACAATGCTTTTACAGCTACTGCATATGTTAGAGGGGCTATGCAAGCTTATACAACTAATGCTCCTCAAAGCTTTGTTACGACTGAATACGGTACTTTCTTCTGGTCTGATGTAGGTATTGTGTTGTTATCTTATCAAGAGGGCTTTGCAGCTCAGAACATTACTGAAAGCACTATTAATACTTTCTACCAAAAGATACCTGATGAAGCTAAGAAGAACTGTGTAGGGATTTATAACAGAGCTCAGAAGCAGATTGTGTGGATGTACCCTGGAGATGTTGAGAAGCTTGATGAAGTAGGAAAACAGAAGTGGAAGAGATGTCTTAACAGAGTTCTTATTTATGATATCTTAAAAAACTCTTGGACCCCTTTTGAGGTTCCTTATCTGAGTGATGAAGCAGAATACGATTTACCTTGGATTGTTGGTGGAGTTACTTTAGAAGTTCCTTTTAAGGTTAATAACATTTATCCAATATATGCTGAAGATGCTGAGATTGTTGATGATGAAGGATACAGAATTCTTGTAGATGACCCTATAGAGAAGGAAGAACAGACTTACAAATCAGCTATACTTTTATGTGTAGACTACAACGATAACAGTAGAATGACTTTTGGATACTTTGATAACCTTAACTGCTTAGACTGGGCTGCTGGAGACTTGTATGGTCCTGGTGTAAACTACAACAGTTATCTTGTGTCTCATCCTATCAACCTTAACAGTACTGCTTGGAATAAGACTATACCGTATCTGTTAACATACTTTAGAAGAACTGAGCAAGGTTACACAACAGAAGGTGAGAAGATTTATCCGAGTGCTTGTCAAGGAGCTATTCAGTGGGACTGGAACAACTCTGGTAAAGCTGGTAAGTGGGACGCTCAACAGGAACTCTACAGATACGATAAGCACTTTGACAGCTACACAGTTGTAGATGATGATGGTAACCTTGTAATGACGCTTGTAGAAGACTTTGACACAGTTGTTGATGGAGCTTTTGCAGATGCTATTAACATTACAGATCCTATTGAAAAAGGTACCTTATTAGAAAATGATTACGTGTTCTCAAAGACTAGAATATACGGCAGTGGAAGAGCTTTTAAAGTTAAGCTTTCATCTGTTGACAACAACTACTTCATTGTTGAGAACGTTGGCTTTAACATTTATGGAGATGCGAGGATATAATGGCTAAGGAAGTAGGTAAACAAGCAGGATTTTCTGCAGCTTCAGGAGCTACTACAGGAGCTGCTGCAGGGTCTTTAGCAGGGCCGTGGGGAGCTGCTATAGGTGCGGTTGTAGGTGGTGCTCTAGGGGCTATTTCTGGAGCTTTTAGAGGGTCTGCACAAAGAAAGGCTAAGAGATACCAAAAGTTAGCTGCTCAAATACAACAGCAGAGAGAAGAAAATCAAGACTATGCAAGATTCTTACAACTGATAAGACAACAGAGACTTGCAAGAGCTTCTACACTAGCTTCTGCAGTAGCTTCAGGTTTAGATAGATCTTCAGCAGTATCTGGTTCTATCTCTGGACAACAATCTCAAACAGCTTACAGCATAAATTATTTAGCAGAAGACAGAAGACTACAGAGTTTGTATTTAAGTTACATGAGAAGTGCTGGAAAAGCTGCAAGTATTGAGAGAGACCAAACAGCTCTTTGGAGTTCTGTGTTAGCTCTTGCTCAGCCCTTTGCACAAGCTGGTGCTAAACAAATGGGACAGAATTATGCAAAGACTGGAGATTTCTTTCCTAGTTCTACAACAGGCTCCGAACAAGCTGGTAACTTAACAATGACTTATAATACTTAGGAGTTATTATGGATAGATTTGAAGATGCAAAAGTAACAACTAACAGATTTAAAGATGCTCCAGCAGAACCTTTAGAAAATGGAGACACTCCTTTAAGTCAAGATGCTTCTGATTACTTTACAGGTCTTGAGAAAGAAGCATTTGAGATTACTCCTGAGTCTCCAGTACAAACAGTAGAAGACTTAAGAGGCTCTTATGAGTATGCTCAGTCAGTTGCTAATGAAAGAGAAGCAGGAATTCGTCAAGATATTGTTGAAGACTTAGCAGCTCAAAGACTTATAAATCCGGCACAAGCCATAGACTTCTACAATGCTCCAGATAGAGAGCAACCTCTACCAGCTTCTTTAGAGAGTTTAGCAGGTGAAAACGTTATGATAAAAGCTGGAGTAGAAGATAACGATGCTAGAAACTACATCTTAGAAGATATTGCAGGCTCTAACAAACTTAAGAATTTAAATACAAATATGAGGGTGCTACAGTCTCATGTAACTCGTAGAAAGGATGACACTTCTTTTATAGGTGGTGTGTGGGACTTGTGGTCTGCTATGTTACCCTTTAAAGAAATCTATAAAGGTAGTAAAACTTCTTTAGATCCTGATGAAAGCTACTTCTGGAACCCTCAAAAGGCTGAAGATATTAAGTACAGAAACATGTTAAAGAACTCTGATGCTATGAGAACAATGCTTGGAGCTGAATACGATACTTTCTTAAGCAAGTATGAAAAGGTTCTTGAAGACCGTGGATTAACAAACTCTGAAATTGCAAGAGCTTTAACAGAACTTGTAGAGCCCGATGTAGATGCTCCTGCATTATCTCTTGGCATGGATGTAATGGATACTGTGTCTGTAGCAGGAGCTGCTGTAAACACCCTTGTACGTGATGTTAAAGCTGCCAGAGTTATTAAAGCTACTGGAAAGGGTGCTGAATTAACTGTTAAAGAAATTGCTAAAGATATTGCTAAAGAGACTGGTAAAGCTCTTATAGAGACAACACCAGGCCTTACTACTACAGGAAAGCTTGTTAAGAAAGGTGTGTCTAAAGGTAAAAGGTTTGCTTTAAATTCGATAGATGCTAAGAAGTTCGCAGGTAACTTGGATGGTGCAGCAAAGAGTTTAGCAGAAGATCTTAAAAGTGGTAAAGCTGTTGTTGAAGATGCTCTTGAAGCTCGAGAGAAAGTTAACACAATTTACCATCAAAAACTTGAACCTTCTTTTAAACCTACATATACTCAAGAACCTCAAGTAGGTCGTTCTGAAGAAGTTGAGAAGTCTTTATTAACTGTAGAAGGCACTTACAATATTGAGGAGCAAGTAGCAGAGCAGTTAGCAGACTTAACAGTTCCTCAGTTACGTAAAGAGGCTATTGAAAAAGCTTTTAAAAATGCTTGGGAAGAACCTATAGAATCCTCAAGTAATATTGCTCAGATAAGTGATATGCAACCTATCTTTACAGGATCTGGAAAGGTTCAAGGGCAAGTAATCATTGGTAATAATCTTTTAAAGAACCCTGCTAAAGGTTTTGCAAGTAAAGAACAAGCAGGAAGAGCTATTGAAAGATGGATAAAGGATGGTGATTGGTCTGCTGTAAATAAAAAGAACATGGATATCAGAATTTATCAAGCAGACAATGGCAGATACTACATACAGTTTACTGGAGACCTTGCACCAAATATTGGAAAGCTCTTTGCAGACTATACTGAGCCAGCTTTAAAGGGTGTTAAGAATGTAAAGACTAAAGTAAGAGGAACACTACTTGACAAACTGTTAGGTGCTAGAGGCTCTTTACCAACAACTTGGGAATGGCTTACTGTGTTATCTAACAGAGATGCAAGAGTTATCCAAAATGCTTTAGAGCCATTTCAAAAGAACCTTGATAATCTTTCTAAGACTAAGATGAGGTGGGTTAAGGACCTTAAAGAAATCTTTGAAGGTTACTGGCCAGACCCTAAATACTTATTGAATGCTGGTGTTCCTGAAGATGTTGTAGTTGGTTTACAATCTTTAAGAGTTATTGAAGATGTCCAATACATGTTTAGAACACAGGATATCTTAAGAGGTCTTGCTGAGAATAACTTTAAAAGAATTATTCTTGGAAAGGATCCAGAAGCTCCTGTAGTGACTGGCAAGATTGTGGATCCAGATGATGCTAACTTTGAAAGGTGGTTTACAACAGGTAAAGATGAGAAAGGTTTTGTTGCTACTAAAGAAGACTTTAAAGGTGGTAAATTTAAAGACTTTAACATCATTGAACAAGTTGAAGACTTAAATCCTGACAGACCCGCTGGAAGCTACTACAGAATATTCCCAAAGAATGAAACAAGAGTTGGACCACTTGAAGCAGGTAACTTTGGGTACATTCCAGGAGGTAGAATCTATTACGACCCTAAAGCATCCTTCATAAAGCAGCCTGTGTTTGCTACAATGCCTTCTGGAAGAAAGAAAGTAGTTGATGTAAGAACTATTAGAGGTGCTTCTATAGCTGCTGATGCTAATGACTACGTAAGAGAGCTAGAGAGTATTAGAGAGCAAGTCATTGAATACTTGCAAGCTTCTCCTAAAGCTCAAGCAAAGACTAAAGCTGGTGTAGATGCAGCGATAAGAGAAGCATCCGGTAAATACTTTAGCTTTAACTCTACAGATGATGCTATGGATTTCTTTAAAGAGAACCACATAAGTCTTGATCCTGATGCTAAGTTAGGAGTTGTTAAAGAGGGTGATGACAGTCTTATGCAAGCAGATGACTTAGCAAGTCTCTTAGGAGAAAAGGAAGCAGAAGAGTTTAAGAAGTACATGAAACGCTCAAGCTACACAAGCTCCTCTGCAATAGATCGTTTACAACGTGGTGAAGGGGTTTTAGATATCTCTACAGACTCTCACTTACCTTGGATAGATGCTGCTGCAGAAACTAAAAGAGTTATTAGAGACACTGAAAGATACGGCTCTATGAATATGTACACAGAACTCTTTGCAAATGAATGGTACAATTACTTTAAGAAGATTTTACCAGACAATGTAGACCCTGTGAAAGCTTTAAGAGATGGTAAGTATCTTGCTAAAGCTCCAAAGAACTTAGTAGATAAAGCTAATTATGCAAGAGATATCCATAACTACATTAGAGGTATCCCTAACAGACTTGATGCAGCTATTGAGAGAGCTCTTGTAAACACCTTTAATTCTATTGGAGAAGATATGCCGTGGCTTAAGAAGATACCTTTCTTAGGAAATGCTTTTGAAGAGGGCACTAAAACCTTTGAAGCTGTTACAAAGCTTACTCCTTTAAATTGGTTAAGAACTTGGACAGCTCACTGGTACTTAGGCTTCTTCAATCCAAGACAGTTCTTCTCACAGTCTGCTGCAATCTGGAATACAATAGCAATTTCCCCTGTGCATGGTGTGCAAGCTATTCCGTACTCCTTAGTAATTCCTGGCTTAGTTACTAAGTATGATGATGCTACTTTAGAGGCTGCTGTAGCTCAGTTAAAGATGTATGGAGTTAATACAACTGCTAAAGACTTAAAAGTAACTGTAGACAATGTAAGAGAAATGGGAGTGTTTGGGCCTACTGTTAAAGGTGGTGCTTTAGAGGGAGTGGATACAACAGCAAGTAAACTCGAAAGGTTATCTTTAGTTCCTTTTACAGCTGGTGAAAACATTAACAGAGCTCACTCAGCTATTGTTGCTTTAATGGATAAGAAGATGTTAACAACTCCTATTAAAGGCATTAACCCAACAGACTTTGCACAGCTTTTAGTACGTCAAGGAGACCTCTACATGAACATGGGCAAGACTGGTATAGCTACTGCACAAATGAGTGGCTTTGGAAAGACTGTGTTACAAATGAAAGGGTTCCAATTAAGAGCTTTGGAAACAGTTTTAAAAAGAAACTTAACAGCTGCAGAAAGAAGACGTTTACTGTTCTTTAACTTAGTTATGACAGGTGTTAATGGAACTCTTGGATCTCCTAGAATAGCTTATAACGTCTATGACTGGATGACAGATAATGGAATATCTCATGAGACTGCATTAGCTCTTCAAGAAGGATTGTTAAATACTCTTTCAAGACAATATGGATTGAACATAGACTTTGCATCTTTCTTAGCTCCAGAGTACTTAGGTCTTGCTGATGATATTATGGATATGGCTATGAGTAGTCCTTTAAAGTTTGTAGCAGGGTCTACTGCAGCTGGCAAGACTTGGAACACAATTGGAACAACTCTTAACTTCTTAGTTGGAAAGTTCTACAAACAAGATGATGCTTACAATGCTAGCAACTTATTAAGCATCTTAGCAGCTCAGAAAGCTCTTCCTTCAAGTGCAAATAGACTTAATACAGGTTTGCACATGATGTTTGAAGGGAGGAAGTTAAGCACCTCTGGTAAGATGGTTGCAAAAGATGTAACAAATACTCAAGCTATCATGACTTTAGTAGGATTTGATACAATCTCTGAGAAAGATGTGTATGAATACTCAGAAAGACTGGCAAATTACAACAAAAGAATTGACAACACCTATGAAGATGTGTTACCATACTTTAAGAACTGGATGGAGAATGAAGGAGATGCTACAGCTTCAGAGTTATTCTTTAATTACTTTGCAGCTGTGTGTGACAATTACAAGTTATCTGATTTAGACCGTTCAGAAGTATGGCAAAAACTTAAAAAGGTTGGTAAAGATTATGGTTCAGATGCCTTTGGTAGATCTTTAAGAGGACTTTACAGAATTTATGGAGGCTTTGAACAAGGTGAAGAATACTACAGAGCTAGAAGGAGAGAAGAAGAATGAGCTTAATTAACTACAATCTACAACAAGAACAACAAACAGCTAAGCAAACAGGGACTCCTGTGACACGGTATGAGTATGCTCAAGGACTGCAAGAGTTTACTGATGCTGTTGTGCCTCTTGAAAGGTCCTTTTTGCAGGGCTACGAGCAACAACAAAAGAAAGCTGCTCAACAGGAAGATGAGATACTCTTAAATCAGTACAGAGATAAAGCTTACAAGATTAAGAGGGACTATGACTTGATGGAAAATCCTTCTCCAGCTCGTTTGCAAGATGATTTAAATACTCTTAAGAACCAATTCCCAACTTTAGCATCCTCTAAGATGTTTGCAGTTGATAAAGACTTAAGCTTACCTACAATTAAACCCTATTACATTCAAGCAGGAGAAACTACAGAGAAGTATGCTGGAGAAAAGAAAGCAGAAGTTGATAAAGACTACTACAATCTTGGAGTAGATTACTTAGGTATTGATAAAGCCTCTTCAATGACACCTGATGCAGTTATTCAACAAGGTAAGCAAGTAGCTGCAGATAGTGAAGCATTAGGAATGGCTGTTAATGTTGCTGTTGATCCTAATTCTTCAGACACTGTTAAAATGACTTCTTTACAAACAGTTGCAGATATATCAAGTAATGCTGTCGGAGAAGAAGTAAGCAGAAAGCTAGAAGCAGGTCAAATGATTACTAAAGCAGACTTAGACTTAGCTAAAGAGAAACTTATACCAGCTTTAACATCTAAAGGCTTAACACCTTCTCAAGCTACTTGGGTTGCTAATAGAGCTGTGTACAGATACAATATTCTTGGTGAAGTTAAAGAAGCTACTTTAGAAGACCAAAAGAAACTTAATGAACAGGTAAATGCAAATATCAAACTAAGTCTGGATACAAGATTGATGGAGGCTACTGGAGTAACTTCTGAGTGGTTAAAATCTTTAGAAGGTTCTCCATGGTTACTTAGTGCATCTGAAAGAGAAGCTTTACACAAAGCTGCTCAAGGTGTAATGGCTGATAGAGACACTAATGCCGCTATCATCAATTCCTTTACAGGAGGCAATCCTTTAGACTTAACAAGACTTGGAGAGAACTTAGATAAAGCTTTAAGAGATCCTATTTATACCAATAAACAGAAAGCAGCAGGACTTAATGCAGCTACTCAGGCTTTATCAATAGCTGATGTAATTCCTGCTAACATAAACATCAACATGCCTTTAGAAGAAATCTCGAGAGTGATTAAAGAAGATGCAGATACTGCTGAAGCTAACTTTAATTGGTTAAATAACAAGTACAGAGAGAATTCTGGAGCTCTTATAGATACTCTAAACAAATCTGATATGAGCAGTAAAGTGGCAACTAAGAATGATTATACAGCAGCTACTTTAGGAACAATTAACAAGAAGCTATTACAAGCTTTTACAGATACACAAGGACCTTTAGAATACTCTAAAGGAACTTTTAAGTCTTCTGCTCCAGTTGATGAAGCTTTTGTAAATGAATTAAATGGAATTGTGTCATCTGCTAAAATAACTAATGCAGCTGCTGGCTACACTCTCTTAGATAATGAAGCTCTTGACACAAGCATTAAACAAACTCTTTCAAGCTATAAACTTGATAAGCCTAACAACTTAAGAGGGGACCAAAAGATGGCTTTGTTGTTTACACCTGTGTTAGCAGCTGGACAAGCTTCTCATACAGAACGTCAACAAGCTGTCTTAGGTAACAGAATTGAAGAAGAACCTTGGTTAAAGACCTTTCAAGCTGGCTTAACTGGTGCTGAATTAGGAGGTGCTGCAGGAGGAGCTTTTGGAGGTGGTGCAGGTGCATTTCCAGGAGCTATAGCAGGTGGTGCTGCTGGTTTAGTTGGAGGAGCTTATGCAAACTTTCCTGCTGTTAGAGGAGCAACTCAAGCAGCTGGAGAAGTAGCTGCACAAGGATTAGATAGATTATCTTCTGCAGTAGCTCCTAAAGGTTTTGATGAAGCTAATAAAAAAGCTGCTCAGTTCTTAACACAAGAAGCTAGCAATCTTTTAAAAGCTCCTGAGAAACTCTCTAATTGGGTTGATGAAGTTGCTTTAAAGATTACTAAAGCTATCTTTCCAGATGCTGGTGCGGCTGAAGTAGACTTTGCTCCCATACCTCAAGAGATTTCTGAAGGCAAGATTAAAGAAGACACTAAAGAACGTATTAAAGCTGAAGAAGGTCTTAAGACAAAGGTCTATAAAGACACTCAGGGGAATGAAACAGTAGGCTATGGAATTAAACTCAGCAATCTCTTAAAAGCTCAAGGAGCAGATGCTGAAGAAATACTTAAGATTGTCCCTAACTTAACTTCAATAAAATCTACTGGAATTAATGAGCAGCAAGCTGAAGCTCTTTTAGATATCTTCTTAAGTAAAGCTGAATTAGATGCTGAAAGATTTGTTGGAAGTGATGTGTTCTCAAGACTTACTCCTGCACGTCAACAAGCTCTAATAGATATGGCTTACAACATGGGAGGAAACAGCTTAAGAACTTTTGTAAATCTTAAAGATAAACTTAGCAAAGGAGATTATGAAGGTGCTGCAAAAGAAATAACTTCCTCAGCATACGGAAAGCAACTGAAGAAGAGAGCTAAAAGAAACTCTGAACTGATGCGTAGAGGAACCTTCTAATTAACAGAAACAACTATTAGCAAACTTCAACAGCTCTTCATTCGTGGAGGGCTGTTCTAGTATCTTTATAGGAGTTCCTTCATCAGCTACTACAAATGTTGGAAGAACCTTAACATTAAATCTTTCTACAGCATTAGTGCAGTCTGTGTCAGTATCAATGTACACAAACCCTAAGTCTTCTGCAGTCTTCTTAAGAGCTCTACACTGACAACACCAGCTAGCTCCTATCATGTACTTCTGTATCATCTTGTGTCCTTTCTTTAAAGAGGGCCTTTACAGACCCTCTGCATCCTCATCATCATCTTCCTCAACTTCAAAAGTTTTATCAGGTTTATAACAAACCTCAGCACCATTTGCAGCATACCCTGCTAAGTCTACCCAGTTGTCATCCTTAGTAGGACTTGTTGCAATTCGAGCAATCTTTAACAGAGCCATCATAGCTGCTACATCATGAGGGGATATCCAACCAGTTGTTTTTAAAGCTTCAGTAGAATGCAGGTAAGTGTTCCAGTATGCAGCAATAGTTCCAAAGTTACACTCTGGAGTGCCATAGTCATTCTGACGATCCTTAGATACAATCTCTAAAGCTGTCTCTAAACATTCTCTTCTATTCATCTTTATTCTCCTCTAAAATAACTATCAATGCTTCTATCAGTGTACCCACAAGCACTTAAGAAAGCTTTTAAGTTCATTATAACTTCGTCAAGAGTTTCTGCTTCAAACTCAACAGTAACTTTAAAATCATCTACAGAACAATTTAAACAATACTTCATTTTATTCTCCTTTACAAGTCTTTAAAGAGGGCTTCATAGCTTTCTCTTCAGTAAACCATTTGCGTTCCTCAAATTCAGAGACTTTACCATCATTGAAGAGGTTCTTATTAGCCAGATAACCCATCGGGCGACACATGATGTCTGCTAAACGTCTTTGTGTGCCATCTTTATAGGTAACCAAATGAGAACCTTCATCAAAACTCTCAATATCTTTCATTTCTTCTTCTGTTATTCTGTAATTTAATAAAACTCTTTTTTCTGAATCATTTAACATTATAATTCTCCTTATTAATTATTTCTACCATATTCAGCAATTAACAAAGCTTCTGCTCTGCCATCTTTAGAAGCTGTTAAAAAGTTTGCAACATCAGGAAACAACTTTTTAGCAAGCTCTATAGATTTCTTTTTGTCTTTATCAAGACCGAAGTACTTTTTCCATTTCTGTGGTGTTACTTTGATAAATTCAAAAGAATCAACATCACAAAAACTTTGAGAGAGTAACTCCGCTTTGCCTACATTCTTACCAAACGTAAAACCAGCTACTGTAGACTGATTAGGTAAGGCGTGAACATCTTCAAAGAATACTCTAATCTTTTTAAATCTACTTCTAGTACCTTTAAAAGCAAACTCTTGAAGTTTTTTATAGTACTCTTCATCTGATAAAGGCATGTCATGGAGTTCTACATTATAGTTATCGACTAAAGCAAAACAGCCATATTTACCAGGGTCTACGCCTACTACTAAAGTGTCAGAAGACTGCTTAAATCTTTTAGTTGGTCTTGAATTCTCAGGAAAAGTTAAAGCTTCCTCTAAAGGCCACCCTGCATCTAGTCTTGCAGAAAGCATTTTAAAGTTCTTTCCAGTCTTTTCGCATAACTCAGTAAGAGTTAGAGTTTCTCCTTTATAAAGAATACTCCTGTTGTTTACTTTATTGACGTTCTGAGTTCTTCTATTTGCCCACTTACAATTATCTGGAGAGTATCCTTTAGAATTATCTATACGCTCTAAAGATAAATTGTCTGAGTATCCGTTATTGATGGCCCAAGCATAGAAAACTCTAGCATTATTTCTCCATTCATCGCAGAGACCTCTTCCAATAGCTCCATACTTTTTGTAGTCTTTGCACTTAACATTACAGCATCTTTGCACTAAGCCTTCCCAGATGCTGTAGAGCCTTGTATCGTAAATTCTCTCAGGTACTTCAGATATTTGCGAAGTCATCTATGTGTCTCCTTATGAGATGTGATAGGTAGTCTTCATACAGTTCTTCTGGTGTAAGTCCTATAATATCTAAAACATCTTCTACAGAATATCCATCAGCTAGTCTTTGCCACAGTGTAAACTCAGTCATTCTCTTCGTACTCCATAAACTCATAATGACAGATACCTGTGCAGTCTGTTTCAAGTCTTAGCCAACCTGTATCCCACTTCTGAGCACTTTCACAGGCCCAATCAGGTCTGTAAGGAGTAGCACAAGGAAGACAGATGCATGTTATTTTATTCCCTTTTAAGTCTCTGTCCTCTGCAACTTCTCTTACGTGTCTGTGTCCATGTATGCAGCTAGTGTGAAGGTCTTTAAGAACTCCTGCACAAGATGTGTGAGGGGTGCCAGAGATGCCCTTCATAAAAGTATGCTTAAAGAATACAGCATCATCAAAGTTCAGTACAGTGTCTTCGTCATTAACATCAATACGACAGTGAAGTCTTTTAGCAACTGCTTCTAAGAACTTCTGGTACCAGTGAAACTCTAACTTATCATGATTGCCCATAAGGAAAAAGAAAGTAGGTCTGTAAAGCTTCTTCTTCATAGCTCTCTTGCATTCATTGTAGTCTGCTATAGGCTTAAACAAATAGTTGCAGAGGCAATCCCTTACAGCTTTCTTCTCTTCGTTTGTGTCTGCTGTTTTAAACTCAGTAGACTTTCTGTTGTGGCTTGAGAATTCTCCAATATCTCCTGTGCAAATAATTGCTTCAGGTTGCCTGTCGAGGATGTCTTCTACGATAGCTGTTAGCACCTTTCCAACACCCTCAACAGTCTTAGGAGAAATATGCAAGTCACTAAAACATATTGTCTCCGATCTCATCCCTTATCTCTCCCTTAAGCTTTAGCTTTACCTTCAGCTGTTCGTGTTTTCTTGAATTCTTCTTCACGAGCTTTAGCTTCTTCTTCACGTCTTGCTAATTGTTCATCAGCTAACTTTTGAATGAAAGCTACAATGTCTGCTACTTTTTCTTTAACAACTACAGCAATGTTTTCTCCTCCAGTAGCTAAGATAACTAAAGTACCTTCGTCACCTTTTTCAACCATTGCTAAGATGTTGTTAATGTCAGCGTAAACAGCTCCTTGTGTTCCTTCTAAGATAATCTTTGAAGAACGTGCATCAAATGCGTATTTAACCATTATCAGTTTCCTTTACTTTAGGCTCTCTTACAATCTTAGTAAAGTACTCAGAGCCTGTTGAATACTTATACTCTTTAGCATTTGGAAAGCACTTAAACAAGTGTGGGCACAGTTTACAGCAGCTAGCTACAACTTCATTACCACTCTTTCCAAATGGAATAGGTTTAGCACAAGGCTCCTGAGGATACTCAGTAGAAGCTTTCTTTGCAACCTCTATGACCTTATCAATATCTGGAAGATCAAATTCAGGATCAGGATAGTATGTTGTAATCTCTCCGGTAACTTTATCAACTGCCAGAAAGAAGCAACTATCCTGCTTAAGACACGTACGGTATCCTGAAATCTGTGGCAGATACCCAAAGGAGTCTTGTGTGGGCAGTTTACCGTCTTTAAATTTCAAGAAGGACTGTGCTGAGCAACTTTTTACATCACACAACACACCATCTATAAGAGCATCAATAGAACCTGTAACACCCTCACACTCTACAGTCTTTTGTTGGTCTGTAACAGTGTGCCCTGCTTGTTTGCAGAGCCAGAGGACTAAAGCTTCTATGATGTCTCCATAAAGAAATTTAAGACGGGCTGCTCCATCCGGTTTGACAACATGATGTAAGTCCATATACAGTCTTCTAGGAGGCTTACCAATACTAGACATACTCAAAGAAGGCTTTCTGAAGTGCTGGAGTTTTGCAACAACAACTGTCTTAATAGCTTGAGCCAGCTCTTCAGCAGCCTCTTGGGGAACTTCTGAGTAACTTTCTAGGTATTTGTAAATATCTTCTACAAGGTCTGTCATAGGAACCTACGCTAAGTCATCATCATCGTCAGTGACAGAATCAGTTGGAACTTCATCATCATCAAACAAATCATTAATACTACCACCATTGTATTCTACTAAGCTCTTTACTCGAACTGAAGACAAACCTAAGAAGGTAGCTCCACGTGTTTCGTAAGCAACTACTCGAACATTAGCGATAGTACCATTACCAATTTTACCAATAGCTTCATCAGTCATTGGCATTTTATTATTGTCAACTACTTGAGGTTTAACAGTAGACTTCAAAGTAACTCCGTATCTGCCTTCACCTAAATCTTTAATCTTTTGCTTGTTAGAGAACTGCAAAGTCTCCAGCAAATGCTTTTGGTCTTCATTAAGGATTAGGTCAACTTGATACTTACCTGAAGCATACTCTCCTTTAGTATTTGGTTCTGCTAAGAAAGCCCAGCAGAGCTCAACATTTTTAACAATTACAAATTTTTTATCAGACATTTTATATCTCCTCTATTATTGTTACAAAACTAATATAAGACACTTTTAAAGTCGTGTCAAGAACTTTTTAAAATATTTTTTTCATTTTATTTTTACCTCCTCTTACAACTTTTTTAATTTTTTACTTGACAACTCTGAAAATCGTGGTATAATATCCTTAAAAGGATGCCAGAGGTAATTATATATACCTCTTTAGGGGCCCTCTTCGATTCGTTTAATGACTCTCTTTCCAGTTGTTACCAATTTTATAATCTCCTGCTAAAGGACAGAAGGTTTTAAAGTACTCTCCAGCATCCTTAAAGCATTCTGCAACAGTCTTAGCAAGTTCTTCTGCTTGGTCTTCTCTAACTTCATACTGTATTTCATCGTGGACTACAGCAACTTGATGAAAGTCTAAGCCAAGCTTCTTAAGTCTCTTGTGTGCTTCTACCATAACCCATTTAACAACTGCCTGTTCAAAGCTTTGAAGGTGTGATGACATTCCTAAGTGAGCATTAGCAAGCTTTACAAATCTACCATCAATAGCTTTATAGTAGCCTACTGCAGACTGATACTTAAAGCCATCCTTAAACTTCTTAAGACCTTTAATGCCATTTGTAAGGTTGTCCATAACAGTCTTACCATCTTTACCAGTTATCTGACCTACCTTAGCAACTCCAGCACCCATTAAGATAGCATAAGTAGTAGTCTTACCAACCTTTCTAGCCTTCTTAAGCTCTGGAATATTCTCATCATACACAGCTTCCTTAGACATCAATCCATAAATCTTTGCAAGGTACACGTGTATGTCTTCATTAAGTATCTGATGGACTAAGTCAGCATCTTTAACATAACTTGCAAGGGCCCTTAATTGAATACCTGCAGCATCACAGCCTACAATCTTATAGCCTTTAGGAGCTATGAATAAACTTCTAATGGTTTCTCCATAAAGACCGGCAGAGGGAACATTAGCAGTGTTAGGTTTAGTGTGGGCCATTCTGTGTGTAGCTGCTCCAATGCTTGTTACAGTTCCATGAAGTCTTCCTTTATCATCAGTGGCATCTAGAAAGCTCTGTAAAAGGGTACTACGGCTTGTGTCAATCTTGCAACGTACTATCTTCTGTATACTTTCAGGAGCATCCTTAGAGACCGTTAGAAGGTTCTCTACACATACCTTAGGAGTGCACTTACCATCTGCTCTAGGTTTATTAAAGATTACCGGATGCCAATAAGGCTTAAGTCTTTCTACAATCTGAGAAGGACTGTTAACATCAAACTCAACCCACTCAATAATATTCCAAGTGCCATCTCCTACAGGTTCTGCTACATCACTACTAACAATTCTTTTAGAGACTGCACACATACTGCCATCTTTATTAAATCTAGGTGTGTATACTCTTACAATCTTCTTAGTAGGTGGAAAGTCTTTTACAATTTCTTGAAGAAGCTTGTTATAATCTGCGTCAATCTCTGCTTTAAGCTTTAAACATTCTTCAACATTAAACAAGAAGCCATACTCTTTCTGTTCCTCTAACAGATACTGACAGACGTGTTCTCTTCTTACAGTTTCTTTAGGAACTCTATCAATGTGAGGCTTCAAGAACTTGTAAACAGTCTCAGTAACATTAGTGTCCTGCTTACAATAATCTTCCATCTCTTGTGTCCACTTAGACCAGTCTTCATAGTGCTCTTTGTAGTTGCCTAAGTAGATACCCCACTCTCTTAAGCTGTGCCCTTTCTCTCTCTTAGCGTCATCAATGCGACTCCAAATGATTGTGTCAGTAACCTTCTTAAGGGGGATGTTGCAGTTCCAAAGTTTATTAAGAACTCTCATATCAAAGCTTACAAAGTTGTGTCCTATAATCTCATCACAATCTTTAAAGAACTCCTTAGCTTTTTCAGCATCTCCATCTCTAAACACTGTAAAAGAACCATCAGCTAAATCCTTACAGACACAGCACCAGATTTTAGTAGCATCTAATCCATCTGTTTCAATATCACAAACAATCCTTCTCATTGACTAACTTCTCCCTTTTCAGTATCTTAAACACTTGATTGTAAATATACTCTGCAAGATACGCTAAAGCCTCGTGGTTATCTGCATCTACAACAACTCCACAGACCTTTAGTATCTCCCATGCACAGTGGATGCTTTCATGTGCTACAAACTCTCCTAAAGTCTTACTGCCAAATCCTTTATGGTCTGTAGCAATGTAGATACAAAGCTTCCCCTTGTGCCAGTAAACACATCCTCCAAGTTCTCTTCCAGCATCCTTAAGCTCTTCTATTTGCTTAGCGTGCTCAAGGTCTGTAAGGTATACTCTGAAGTTATACTCAGGAACTCTAAACATCTTCTGCATCATAGTTCATCATCTCCCTTCATAGCTGCTAGTTCTTCTCCTGAAATCTCTTGCAATCTTGTAGTGTCTTTATCATACACAGCACCACAAGCAATTCCTTTATCTCCAAAGTCTCTGTTCTTCAGCACCCTTATAGTAGTTGTGTTAGACAGTAAAGGGTTCTCTGACTGACTATCTCTTTCAAGACCTATAACAATATCTGACAACTGCTTAATACTTGAGGAGTCCTTAAGGTCATCTAAGGTAACTCTCTGTCCTTCTTCATGTCCTTTACTTCCTCCTAAAGCTTTTCTTAAGTGACAAGCAGCTATAACAGTTATGCCTAAGGACACACATAAATCATGAAGACCTTTACAGAGTTTGTTTAAGTCTCTTCTAACATCATCACTGTCATCTACAAGGTATGTTAAGTGGTCTAAGAAGATTACTGTACACTTCCTAGCCTGATACATATACCTTATCTTATCTAGAATATACTCAGGAGAAGCTGAAACAATAGGGTCGAAGAGTTCAATACGTCTGTTAGCTCCACATTCATCAAAGAACCTCTTAAGCTCCTCTTCGCTCATTAAATCCCACACTTCAGGCTTCTTAAGGTTTCTTCCTGCATACAAAGACATAAGACTTACTACAGTTTCTTCTGGCTTCTCTTCCATATATAAAGCTCCTAAATGTTCTTCTGTGGTCTTTATAAGGTGATTCATCCATGTTCTTAAGAAACTTGATTTACCCATACCAGAATTACCTGTACAAAAAACACATCCATTTCTTCTTAGTACTAGACAGTGTGTAGGAACTGTAAAGCAATATTTAAAACCATCTTTAGAAGAAATCTTTTTAGGAATTTCAGAACACCTCATACCCACAAAGTTTCTTTCTGAGATTTGAACAGTATACTCAATAGATTTTCTTTCGTACTTTCCTCTGAATTGTCCTCTTCTATCTTGTTCGAAAACTCTAGCACGATAACCACAAGAACTGAATGCAAATTGAATAAAATCTGCTGAAGCTTTTATAGTTGTACTAAATTGTTTTTTCTTTCCTTTAACAAATCCATCCCATTTAAGAACATTATCACAGATAAGTTTAAGCTGTTCTCTTGAGCATCCATACCAGAACTCTGTAAATTCTTTTTCAATTCTTGGAGGGTGGACCCTTATATCAGAATAGCCATCTTTTCTGTCATACCAGTTGTAAGGCTTTCCGTATTCCTCTAACAGTTTCTTAAGTTCTTCTTTCTTTCTCTGCTTCTTAATATGGAAAATAACAGATTTAGAGCTACAAATACTACTGTCTGCAATAACTGCAAGCATTAACTTTATTTCAATATCTGTTAGAGGTATTCCTTTACCACCATAAGTAAAAGATGTCGGTATTCTTCCTCTAAAGTTAGGACACTTGTTTGCAACTTCTTCTGCAGAGACCTTGTACAGATTTAAAGAATCCTCAGGAGCATACAATACGTTGTGTTCTGGAGAAAGGACCATATCAAGACCATACTTAGTTTTGAAATGATAGAACCATTCACAATCCTTTTTAATATAATTCTCAGGTTCTGTTAAAGAGGCTACTAAAGTATCTTTATCAAACTGCAGAACTTTATCACCTTCAACATACTCGGATATCTTTTTCCATTTAGTCCCTGTAAAGAATTCAGTGTCTCCATCAACACAGCCACTAGCAAGAACCACTAACTGCCCTGCTCTAGTTCCTGCAATTTTATCGTTAAGACCTAGCCAAGGTGTAGGAAGATATTGGTGTTCTTTTCTGTAGTCTTTAACTCTGTCAAACATATCCCCAATGTTTACTAAGTCATCTGGTCTATACTCTTCAGCTCTCCACCATCTGCTTATGAACTCTTGAACTTTACCAGCTTTAAGGTATTCGTTAGGGTCTTTAAGGTTGGGATCAAGCTTGATAATCTTTACCTTCTCTGGAGGGAGGACTTGTGCAATCTCTTTAACACCTTTCTGTCCTGCTTTATCAGCATCAAAGCACAATACAATATTATCAAAGCCACAAAGAAAGTCATAGTTGTTTAAGATTGCTTGCTTGCTGCTGTTAGCTCCATTAGGAATGCTCACAACTGGGTACATTCCACCGAACATTTGATAAACACTTAAACAGCAAAGTTCCCCTTCAGTAACTGTTATATACTTTCCTGAGCTTGGGAAGAGAACTTGACCAAATAGTGCACAGTTCTTAGGGTTTCCTTCCCAGTGAAATAGCTTTCCTTCTACAATCCTTGTCTTAGTAGCTATTCTATTTCCTTTAGCATCATGATAAGGATATTTGTGTTCGATTATTATTCCATTCTTTTGAATAGTTCTTACACCATACTTTTCACAGGTACTTTTTAAAAGTCCTCTGTCAGGTATATCTCTAAACTTCCCCTTCTCAATGCTCTCTAAAAGTTTCTTTTCAAACTCTTCTTCTGATAATACTTGAGCATCTCCAGTAGCTTTTCTAAATCTTTGACAGCTAAAGCAATAGCTACTTCCATCGTCATAGTAACTCTTAGCATCAGAGCTACCACAGTCATCACAAGGTTGATGTGCTCTTATTAGATTTGCCATTTAAACCTCCTAAATCCAAACTAAGAACATATACAAAGAACATAAAGCACTTACTATTAAACTTATAAAAGGGTGTTTAATTATGAAAGCTCCTTTACGTTCTGCTTCTGCTTTTTCAATATCATAAGTGTCGCTAGCATCTACAACTCTTACGATTAAATCAATAGCTATAAAAAGAATAAAGAGAACCATAGGAATTTTCAAACAGTTCAAATAAGTTGATAAATAAAACTCGGCACCTGTAAAAACTATTTTCATTTTTAATATTTCCTCCTAAAACAATTACAGTGACAAATACCACCTTCAGCAATCTCTTTAAGACACTTCTTACTTATACAGCCCCTATCTCCATCCTTAGAAGCACAAGGACAGACTGTAATAGGTGTGTTCATTCTTACACGAGCCTTAGCAATTCTCTCTGTGTTCTCTGTAAGTTCTACTCCTGCTTCCTGAGCAAGCTTAATCATGTCTGCTAACATTCTAATCCACTTGCTTTCAAACTCTACAGCATTAACATACCTGTCAACATCACTCTTAAAGTAACAGTAAACACCATCTACTACAGGGCATCCTTGACCCCATATAAAGTTACCAAAGCTCTCCATAGAGATGTCGTGTTCTTGCAGAATTTGTTTAAGTTCCTCAGGAGTGTAGTAGTTTTTCTCTTCAGTCATTTTACACCTTCCATTTCTTTTAGGGCTTCTCTTGCTTCCTCTGGTAGGTCACCATCTTCATCTAACGCCCATTGACAATAATTATTTTCATCTGCATAATACTCCAACGCTTTTGTGGCTATTCCAAGTTTCTTCTGCAACTCTTCAGTTTTGCTTACAAGTTCCTCATACTCATAATAGCTAGGAACAGGTGCTAGGACTTCTTTGAAACATTCAAAATAAACGGAGTATTTTGTTTGGTCAAGATACCTAATATAAATATCATTACTATCACGAAGCAACACATAATAAAAACCCTCTGGAAGCTCTCCATCTTTCCATTTTTCAGTTAGTGTCTTTGTCATTCTCCCTCCTATGCCTTAAATAAAACCCATATAAAAGCTATACACAATCCACCATCAATAAGATGATATAACCAATCACACTCACAACTCATTTACTTTTCCTTTCCAACAACTTTAAATGGTTCTCCATAGAAAGTGCTACCATCTTCTGTAACACCATACCCAGTTATTTCAGCAACTTCGGCAGGGGACAACCTGCGACAATGCTGATAAACGTAATCATTTAGCATAGCATAAGGGCGAGTATCGCTGTCAAGGATTTCTTCAAGGACACCAATGTGTTTTATTGTATCACCTTCCCAAAACTCACACAATTTTCCGACATCTTCTTCTGTTGCTTCCTGCATAGGTTCTTCTTCAAGGATGTAAGGTTTTTCTTCTTCATACAGCATTTGACCTACTGCCCAAAGACCTTCATTATCAAAAGCACAAAGAATTCCACTAACAAACTGATAATAACCACTTTCATCTTCTGCATATATTTTCGTATCAGTATCTTTAAGTGCTATCACATCTTCAACAGATTTTAAGTATTTCTTTTTCATTTGTTTAACTCCTTTTCATCACTAAGAATAACCTCTAACTCTTCCAAATGTTCGTAAGCATCTGACAACTCATCAAGACAAATATCATTCTTAACATAAGAACAGTATAAGTCCCATGCAAGTATCGTTAAATGCTCGTTAGTAAATCTCGGACAGAACTCTTTAGGTTCTAGATAAGTTTTTGTTTCAGTCTTTTTCATCTTACATCTCCTTTATCCATTTGTTAGCAATCTCTTTCCAACTACAGAGCCAGCAGTTGTAGAACCAGTTAGCTCCACCACCTGTGAAGTCGATTCTATGAGCTATTGTAATAACTCCTGCATCAGCTGTCAAGAGAAATCTTTTAGTTCCACAAAGAACATCTAAAGGCATTAGCATTGCCCAAGGTTTCTTCAGTTCGTTGCATCTCTTTATGATTTCATTCTTGTTACTGTATGGAGGATTTGAAATAATCATGTCATAGTCCTCCTCAGGCTCCCAGTTAAAGAAATCTTTACCATCTTTAATGTGACTGTAGATAACTGTGTAGCCACTTGTAACAAGGTCTTTAACAATGTTACTGCTAGCGGTATCAAAAGGACACCACACAGTCTTTACAGTATCAGGCAAGTGTTTCCGTAAGCTTTCAACAACTCCTGAGGGGGTATAGACTTCATCATACTTGCTAGCTTTAAGCTTAAGATTTGTTCTAGGCATCTTTTAAGTACTCCTCTATCTGTTTCTTTTCTTCTTCAGTAGCGTGCTTGTACAACAAGTTAGCAGATTTGTAATAAGCTTCAAACAACTTCTTAGTTTCTTTAAGGTATTCTCTTAAAGCTTTTATCTCTTCTTCATATTCTTTAGTAGTCATCTTTTTCTTCCTTTCATAATCCATTCATCAACCTTAAAGAAGATACAAGCACCTATGAAGTTTGACAACACTGTTGCTTGAAATACTGTAAGATCTTCTAAAGTAAACCACAGAACTCCAAAGAGTATTGGAGAACTTAACTGCCACCTGATGCAGTACATTAAGAACTTTTGCATAACTGTAACACCTCCTTACGTTTCATTTTCTTAATATTAACTTTACCAGACCTAGCAGCCCATTGAATAGCTGTATCAACATCACAACCAGTTCTGTACATCTTGTTGTATATCATCACATACACTCTAAAGTCTGCTCCAACTACTAGCTGATCAATACGCTTCAGTATAGCACTTCTGTGAGGTTTCTCCTGTACCTTCTTAGCAAACTTAAGAGCCTCTTCAACAGACATTCCATGCTCAATACCTCTGTAGAACTTGCTATATTCTGCTAAGCTCTTACAGAAGGTGCGAGCATTCTTTCCATCTTTAGTTCTAAAGCAAGTCATTAGTCCTCCACATCATCATAAACAAAACCTTTACGAATTTCATTAAAGTTTTCAATGGCACTTATGAAGTTATCGATGTGCTTTAAATGAGCCTCTAACTTCTCAACCTTTTGAAAAGCTTCTTCAGTATCTCTTGTGATATCTTTAACGTAACACAGTTGATGCTCTTCTTCGACTTTAGCTTGCTTTAACTGCATCTCAATCTTATTACGATACCAAGAGAAACCAGACTTAAGAGTTCTGTAATAGCTCTCAAACTTACTGTTATCAAACATCATATAGTCTGTTGTAAATCTCAACATTAAATCTATTAAAGCTTCCATGTTAAACCTCCACTACGAATCCTGTTGTGTCTTTCTTTCCACGACCTTTAGCATGAAGTCCTACAATAACTCCTTTAGGGTCTAAGAACCTTAAGTCACTTCTGTCACCATCAATAACTCTGATACCTTTATAAGTCTCCGGCAGAGTTCCTTTAAAGACTACCGCAGAGTTCTTTCTGAGTAACTTTAACAACCACAACTGCCATGTTTTAGTATGCTCATGTCTGCTGTAAACTAAGTAGTATCTCTTCTGATTATTAAACACAACCTTCCAGTAGTTCTTTGTGTAGTCGTAGAAGCGAGTAGTGCTTCCTTTAAAGTAGTTTACAATACTGTCAAAGTTTAAATCAGAAGTTCCATTCAGTCTTACACAGTTGTTGTAGCCCTCTCTTTGAGCTTTCTTTTGAAGGGAAGCAATCTCTCCGATAAGACGCAAGAAGTACTTCTGTTTATTCCGTAACAAGTCTTGTGTTCTTTTCTTACGAGCTTTCTGCACTACTGTCATTTGTCCTCTTCCTGCAGACCATAAGCAACTAGCTCTACAGCCTTCAGTGGAGAACGGACACAAATCTTTAGAGGGTTGCAAGTACATAATACCTGTTAACCACCCTTGCTTCTGTCCTTTAATAGTCTTGTGGTCTTTGCCAATACCTAATAAGTATTCAGCAACTTTTACTTTAGCTTTCTTAGTCATTTTTAATCCTTTCAGTTTGTATTAAAATATGGTAGTTTTCTATTCCCTGACTTCTGACATACTTCTCGATGTCTTTAACAGGTATGTTGCAGGCAACTACCTCAGGCCAGCAATCATCTGTGTCAGTAAACATAGGAACATCTTGAATAATTGTAACCAGTACTTCCCCTAAGTATATTGCACAGGGTACGTCATACTGTTTACAAATCTCTAACAAGTTTTCCTTAGCTACTTCAATCTCTAGCTCTGTCTGTTTATAATCATTCATTTTAATTTCCTTTCGTAGTAAAGACAACTCCGCAGGTCAGCAAGCAACCTTACAAGGAACGAAAGGAGGTCTAAAATAAACCTTGTAAGATTGCCAACAGACCTGCGGAGTGCTTCAGCTAATTATCTAATGCAATTGTTCGTAGTAGAACTACGCAACATAGTAGGTATATCAACAACTGTCATAGCCTTCAAGATATCTCTATCAGGTTCATCTGTGACTTCACCTACAACTTCATAACGACACGTACGCAACTTGCTGCAGTCATAGTCAGGGGGAACGCTGACAACATCTTTAGGATTGACTTTACAAATCATCATACGACCATTACTTCCTGCATAGTCATTAGCATACTCAAACCTACCTACATGAAAGCCCACTGAGCAGGTGTTCTCACGATTATCATCAACATCTTGACGAGGCATTTCCATAACAGCTCCAACAGTATTCAAATAAGTTCTGCTGTGCTTGTCGAGGTAGTCATCATCAACACCTTTGTAAGCTAAGAAGCAACCATCATCAGTTATCGGCAAGTCATTCCGTTCCAAGAACAGATACAACTCATCAATAGCATGACGAGCAGGGTTCTGATAAAGGTTTTCTAAGAACCTACACAAGAACTTAACAGGTTGTCCATCAGCCTGCAACTTCAAGATACGTTCCACTAAGGAGCCATGCAAAACATTTCCTTTATCATCTTCCAAGTGATTGTCAACAACTTTGAACTTACCTTTGCCATAGATGTTGATACTCTCTTTGGTACTAATAATCTTTAACAACTTTGCTTCAGTCATTCCGTCTGTGTCTAAGGCTTGCAATACCTTTTCATACTTAGGGTGACCTTCACAGATTGTGTAAGAAGTACCTTTTAAGATTACTGTTACTCTGTCTGAGTGTTTTAAATAAGCTATCATTTTATATTTCCTTTCGTTACTAGCTAGTCAGTGGTGCTTTTAGAGGAGACCACCATATCCTTGTACAACTTCCTTATCAGTTGCTGTACTTCTGCAGGAGCTTCATTGAACCCATCTACTCTAGCCCAATTTGAAACTTCTGTCAAGAACTTTCTGTACCTTTTTTGTTTTTCTTGTAAAGCTAAGTACATTCTATCAGAGTCTGTACGAGGTTGCAAAGGAGTGTCGAGGTCTACTAAGTGTATCCATTTATCCTTTCCGAGTAGCTCTTTAAGACCATTAGAGATGTAGCAAGTCTTTCTCCAATGCCACTTTCTTAATTCCTCTATTGCAATCTTTCTCTGTCGTTTATAATCACTGTCCTCTAACTCTTCATTTACAGTATCATAATAGTCCTTTAAAGGTGTAAAGTTAGTAGGCAAGTACTTAGCATTACCTGAAGCAATTCCATAACAGTTTAAGTTATGACTTCTTAATACTTCAATAATCTTCTTATCTTCTTCAGAAGGCTCTAGACCTTTAAGGACACAGTAAGGAATTGTATCAGTTGCAAACATTGCTTCACTTGAGAGGTGTCTGCTTCTACACATCCAGTTACTTCCATAGTAGGTATAGATAGTGAATGCTTCAGTCTTTACCCTCTTCTTTGAAGTCCTTCTACGTCTTAGCTCTTGAGTATGTAACTCTTTGTAGCGGGCATTCAACTGAGATGTAAACACAACATCATAAGAGAACTTTAAAATCCACTTCTTATCTTCCTTATCAGGTGGTATAAAATACTCAGGGTCTTTCCTTTCTGTGTTTTTATAGTCCTTACACCAAGCTTTAAGAAGAATTCCGTAAGATACTTCAGGCTCTACATCTTGAACAATTGCATAAGTACTATCGTGTCTGAATACTGAGCAATCTGTTATGTGTCTAAGCTTCTTCTTATAAGTCTGCCATTCCCACAGCTTACAAAACCTAACACCATTATCAGTACACCCTTTAATTCTTTTAACAGCTTCATCAATGTAGCTTGAACACTTAAACATCTGCAAGCTTTCCTTAGCTTTCAAGAACCCTCTAACAGTTATAACTTTAGAGAACTTAGGCTTAACTACTGTGTCTATGTAGTGGCATCTTAAGTTTAAAAGGATTACTTGAAACTTCTGCTTGTTGTCATCACTCTCTTCCAAGAACTCTCTGTTAGCAGCAATAGTGAATGTTCCTATAGGAGCTTCAAGAGTAAAGTTGTAGCTAGTGTCTATGACAGCTGCATCAATCCACTTAAAAGGAGCTTCATAGATTACCTGTCCCATTCTTACATACACTCTATTATTCCAGCAACTCTTACAACTTGCTTTAATTGTATACACTCCATCAGAATACTTTAACAGAGGTATAATATCTTCATAGAAAAAATACTTCTCATCACTTCCTTTAACAGTTACTAAATCTCTGTTAACACCTTCAAAGAAATCTTTGCACTCCTTATTAAAATCAGAGCACACTGCCAGATTAAAGGGGACTGTAATAGTCATTCCATCATGTTCATCAGTTGCAACCTGTGACAGCTTAGTACACACTGGAAGACCTTTCTGTTTGTAGCAATGGTAAGTTGTAGCAATACCTTTATAACGAGATAACACAGAGAACTCATCAGTCACAGCAAAAGGACTTTTACTTCCTATGCCTAAGCACCCTATAAAGTCATTAGAGTTTTGCTTAGTGCTTGCACCATAGGTTGTGTATAAGTTCATAACATCTTCTTCTGATAGACCTGTTCCATAATCTTTAACAACAAACCTTCCGTCATTTAAATAGTTAGGCATAGTTACTTCAACAGGTTGTTTGTTTCCTACAGCTGCATGAGCATCTATTGCATTACACACAAGCTCTCTACACACAGCTAACTCAGGATTGTTATAGAGCCTTTTAGACAATATCTCCATCATGTGAGCAGTGTTAGCAATCTTAAACCCTTCAGTTTGAAGAGCTGTAACAGTTCCGGTTACAGTTTCACCAGTATTTGTTATTATCATTTTTAGACCTCTCTCTCAGTTGTTTACACTCTGTCCACAGCCTTCCGTATTCTATGGACAAATCTTCAAAAGCTTTCCACAGTTGACACCAACGGTAGAAGAAGAACACAGTCAGACACAGACTGCTAAATGCTATTAACAATTCCATCATATTTCTCCTTCAATGCTTCAGCTTCATACACAGTTAGCTTACCTTTCTTTACAGCTTTCTTAAGAGCTTCTTCAGTTCCTTTATCATATACTTCTTTTCTAAACCAAGAGTTATTGTGAAAGTTCTTAATGCCTTCTAAGTACACATTAAACATTTCCTTATAAGTCCTTACATAGTTCCACTCTTGCACTCTTAAGCAGTTGTCAGTTCTCTCAGCACTTCCACAGATACTAAGAGCTCTTCCTTTAGTGTGTTTAATGTAGTAGTATGGACAAGAGCTTTTAAGGTGGCCTTCTGCATCTGCTATAACACACCACGACCACATTCCTATTTGTCCTTCAGGAATAACACAGCCTTCAAAGTTATTCCTTTTAAGTTCTGTTAAAGCTTCATAGAGTTTCATTTAGTCCCCCTTTCAAGTATGCTGTCAACATACTCTAACATTTTCTTTTGCTCCGGTGTCCACACTTCAACAGTTCTCTTCCGAGATGTCTTAGTAATGGCACTCTTAATTCCACCAACAGACCTTTTAAATCTGTCAGCAGGTTGTTTAATTCTCTGAACACACCACTGTGGCACATCAGAGATTTCTTCAAGTTCTACTAGCATTTTTATTTCCTTTCGTTTTAGTTACACTGTGGTGCTGTTGCTACTAACACACAAAAAGTTTAAAACAATATAAACAAACTACAACAGCACCTTTAAGGACTTCAACAACTGTTACAGTCTTTAAAGCTACTGTTATAATAAAAAACTGTTAAAGACTTTTACAATCTTTAACAGCTGTTATAGTATAATAATAAATATATTTGTTGTGTTTTCTTTAACAACCTTTCAATAGTCTTCCGACAGTATCTGTGTAATCTCTTACAGTCTCTTTCGGAAGTCTTTTGAAGGTTCTCTTTACAACCCCTTAAAGAATCTTACACAACTTCGACTCGCTTGTCAAGGGGGTAAAAAATAAATTTTTATATACTCTTAAAGCATTGAAAAAAGACACAAAAAAACCACCAACGTTTCCATTGGTGGCTGTACTTCCGTATCTTTTATAAGCTGTCAGCTATTGCACAAGCTTCATCATAACTTTTGCCGGACTCCATAAGAGCCTTTAAAAGATATGTTTTCATATAGTGGTGTCCTTTACCTACACTCTTACGCACATACAATTTACACACAGGTTTCCCTTGCCATCTCTTACGGTTCTGTGATATTCTCACAAGCACTTCCGAGTCTGTCAAAGGGTTTCTTCCATAGTTAGTGTATGCTTTATAAATCTTTACTTGTCTTTTCATTTTCTTCCCCTTTTTGATAATAGTTGACTAGCCCTTCCGAGTCTTTCAAATGATTTTTAAAAAGACAATAAAAGGACTCTAGCGACCTTTTTAAAGTCGCTTTAAAGTTTCGTTAATAGGATAAAAAAGCTTGCTAGACTACGCTGTTTTGTTAATGTTTCGTTATTTTAAAGACTCAAGAAAAGCTTTAAAAAGTTTTTCTGTTTCTTGTTTCGGCTTGTCTTTAAAAAGCCGCTTTAAAGACTCGTTATAGTCTTTATTATTTTCGGATTCTTGTTTCTTAATCTTTAAATAGTCTTTATAGGTATAGATACCGGTCGCTGTTTCTGTTTTTTGAAACATACCGTCCGAATCTGTAACAACCTTTATAAAGTCTTTTTTAACAGAATATGAAAAAAATAATCCGATAAACTCAAAATAAGGCTTTAACTCTTTTATTTTATCTTTAATCAGCACTGTTTTAAACTGGTCGTTTCTGTTATATTTTTTCTTTAACTGTAAGCAATACCAGGCAAGCTCATTTAAATAGCTTGTTTTATTCTTGCTAGCTGTTTTTATTTTGTTAATATAACTTGACAAGTCGTTAACAGCTGTTATTAAAGACTCCGCTGTTTCTGTTTCTGTTTCTTTAACTGTTTCTGTTTCTTTAACTGTTTCTGTTTCTTTAACTGTTTCTGTTTCTTTAACTGTTTCGTTTTTTTGCATTGTAGACTCCTTTACTGTATTAAAGAATCTAGCAAGCTGTTTTATCCTATTAACTATATCACGGCTGTTAACCGTCGCTGTTAAGTTTCTGTTAATCGTTAGTTATCGTTATGATCCTTAATCAGCTTTTAACCGTTAACAAAACGACTCTTAACAAGGCAAGAATCGGCTGTTTTGTTTCGATTCGTCATATTCTTATCAGCTTTTAAAATAAAAAGCAAGAAAAAAATAAAAAAAGTTTTAAAGGCTTGTTAAAGTAAGATTAAAGCAAGGTTAAAGGCTTGTTAAAGGTATGTTAAAGTTTAACCGGTAAAAACAACTTTTTGTAAATCTTTTTAAATACTTATGCAACTATAAAGTGTATACAACTTTTAATAGAATCGTATACAACTTTTTAAAGATTCTTGTAAAGGTTGCATAAAGATTTTTTAAAGACTATTGCAGGTTGCAAAAAGGGGTGGCAGGGGGGCGTTGCAATCTTCCACGGATCTTCAAGCCCCTTAAAAATTTCTAGCAGAAATGTTGAAGTTTTAGAACAGCTCTTAAATCCTTAAAAATTTCTCGCAGAAATTCTGCAGTTTTGGAAAGGTCTATAAAGCAGTAACAT